ATTCTCTGTTGAATTGCTAGATCGTACATCACCAGCATTCTTTGATGAACTAGTACGCAACATGGCAGCAGCTTACGCAAAGACAACAAACGCAGCAGTAAACGCAGCGCTTATCGCAGGTGCATCACTTGATGCAACAACAGTTGCAACATACCCAACAGCTTCTGAGCTTCTAGGAATTGTTGCACGCGGTTCAGCTTCTGTTTACGCAGCAACAGCAGGACTTCCAAACCCATTCGCTCGCAACATGGTCGTTTCAACAGGACAATGGTCAAACATCATGTCATTGAACGATTCTGGTCGCCCAATCTACACAGCATCACAACCAATGAACGCAGGCGGACAAGTTTCACCTTCATCACTTCTTGGTAATGTTGCAGGACTCAACCTATACGTTGATCCAACAAACGCTGGCGATGGCGATGGAACAATCCTTATCGTGAACCCAGATGCTTACACATGGTATGAGTCACCAACATACCGCCTTCGTGCAGAATCAACAGCAGCAGGTCAAGTAACCATTGGTTATTATGGCTTCGGAGCCATTGCAACTAAGGTGGCGGCTGGTGCTTTTAAGAACAACAAGGCATAAGTAACACCCTAAGTCGCTGGGGGTGGGGCGCAGCCCTTGCCCCACTCCCAGTCTTTAGAAAGGATATGAAATGGCACTAACCACAGTCGCAGAGCTTCGATCAGCGCTCGGTGTCGGTTCTCTATATCCTGATGCAACTTTGCAGGAAGTGTGCGATGCAGCAGATGCAGTCCTACTTCCAATGCTTTGGGCTAACACAGAGTTTGCTATTGGCCACTCAAATGTCGGCACAGTAGGCACAATGTATTTCGACAAGAATGTCGAAGAGATTTATTATGTAGGTCAGAGCGTTGTTATCACAAACGCAGGTTCACACTTTAACGGCAATAAAACAATTACAGGTGTTTCCAATCGTACTTTTACAGTTACAACAAACCATGTATCAGATACGCCTTATCATCCTTTTAACCCTTACGCCAATGTAGCTGCATCAAGTTATGTCGATTGGTCAGAGGACAAGGCAGTTCAACAAGCTGCACTCATGATTAGCGTGGACATCTGGCAGGCTCGTCAGGTTAGCTCTACAGGCGGCGTATCACCGGACTTTACTCCTTCACCGTATCGCATGGGTAACACCCTATTGGCACGCGTTCGTGGCCTTATTGCTCACGCGCTTAGCCCTAATTCGATGGTCGGATAATGCCAGTTGCTCTCACTACTTTACGAACCACGATTGCGACTGCTTTAGTCGATAACACTAAGTGGCAAACTTTCGCGTTTCCACCAGCCACGATTCTTCCTAACTCAGTAATCGTTAGCCCTAGTGATCCATATTTAGAGCCTAATAACAATCAACATAACACGATTGCTCCAACTGCTAATTTTAAGATAATCATCACTGTGCCTTTGTTCGATAACGAAGGCAATCTCAATGGAATTGAAGATGCCCTTGTGGGTGTGTTCAACAAACTCGCAGCATCCTCATTGACATATAATGTGGGAGCAGTAAGCCAACCATCTGTGCTAAATGCGGCATCAGGTGATTTACTTACATGCGAAATGTCACTATCCGTTCTAACTACCTGGAGCTAAAATGTCCGAATGGGAAAAAGAAAACGAAGCCTTCCTGAAGAAAATCGGGCAGGTTACTTCAGCACCAAAGCCAGCATCTACTAAGAAAGACGAGGAATAATCCTAATGGCTGTATTTCTAAACAATAAGGTCGGCGTTAAGATTAACTCTGTCGATCTTTCAGACCATGTAACAGCAGTAACAATCAACCGTTCATTTGATGAGCTCGAAGTAACAGCTATGGGCGATTCTTCACACAAGTTTGTTAAAGGCTTGGAAGCATCAACAGTTACAATCGATTTCCTCAATGACACAGCATCAGCGAATGTTCTTGCAACACTTCAAGCTGCATGGGGAACAACTGTCACAGCAGTATTCCTACAAGAAAAGGGAACAGCAGTATCTGCTACAAACCCTCTCTACACAGTTTCATTGCTAGTCAATAACACAACAGACATCAACGGTGCTGTTGGCGATATTGGCACACAATCAATCACATTTACTGCTAACTCAACAGTTGCAGTAGCAACAACAGGTACTTTCTAAACAACTAAACTAAGGGGCACAGCATGGCAAAGTTAAAAGTAACAAGGGCAGATGGATCAGTTGGGGAATACCCAATTACTCCATTGGTGCAATATGGTTTTGAGATTCACGCCAAGAAGGGCTTTCATAAGGCGTTTATCGAAGATCAGAAGCAAAGCGACATCTTCTGGCTTGCCTGGGAATGTATCCGCCGTTCGGGTGAAACTGTTAAGCCATTCGGAGAATCGTTCATCGAAACATTGACTTCGGTTGAAGTTCTCGATGACGACCCTTTGGCTTAGGGCGCGACTCGATCACCTACCTGATAGCAAAATTGTCTGTCAGGCTCGGGATCGCGCCAACACAATTATTAGAGCTAGATGAAGTAATGCTAAGAAACCTGATAAAGGTTTTACAGGAAGATGCGAAGGAGATAGCAAATGCCAACAGAAGTCAAAGGCGGCGTTGAACTCCGTAAGGCATTGAAGAAGTTCACTCCTGATTTAGCAAAGGAAACTCAAAAAGAAATTGGTGGATTGTTAAAGCCAATTACTGCTAAGGCGCGTGGTTATATTCCATCAACAGCGCCTTTAAGCGGTTGGGGTCAGCCAGCAGTTACAGGCAAGTTTCCTAGATATAGCGCTGGACTAGCAAAGCGTGGTATTGGATATAAAACAACACCATCAAAGCCAAATAAAAAGGGCTTTAGTTCTTTGGCTCGAATTGTCAATGCTTCTGCTGCTGGTGCTATCTATGAAACAGCAGGTCGCGTTAATCCTAATGGTCGTGAACAAGCCAAGAGAAGAACAGTTAGCATTCCTGGCATGAACTCTGTTTATACAACTAGCACAGGCAAGAACTATGGCAAGAGCAATAACCCTGAGGCAGGTTCATTGTTCGTTCAAGCCATGAACCAAGAAGGCAAAATTGTCGATGCCTACACTCGTTCACCTGGTGCATCGGGTCGCTCTAGCCGCAAGATGAAAGGTCGCGTAATCTTTCGTGCTTGGGCAGAAGATGGCGGCAAGACCAACGCAGCTGTTATTAAAGCTATTGAAAACTCAGCAGTAAAGTTCAATAAAGCCGTTGCCAAAGGTCGCGGTGGAAGTCTCTCATGGATGGGTAAATAATGGCTGCCGCCGATATTGCTATTAATATAGCCGCACAGTTTACTGGCAAGAACGCATTCCAAAAAGCTGATAAAGCCACCGCTGGATTGCAACGATCCGTTAAGAATCTTGGTATGGCATTAGGCGTTGCCTTTAGTGCTAGAGCCATTACTAACTTTAGTAAACTCGCTGTAAAGGCTTTTGCAGAAGATGAGAAGGCTGCACGATCATTAGCCCTAGCAGTTGCCAACACAGGCAATGCTTTTGCTCAATTAGATGTTGAATCATTTATTCAAAGAATGCAACGCACGACAGGCGTTCTTGACGATAATCTTCGTCCAGCATTTAGAACCCTGATTACAACCACAGGCGATGTCAAAAAGTCACAGGATGCATTAGCACTTGCTTTAGACATCAGCGCTGGTACAGGCAGAGACTTGAACCAAGTCTCTTTGGCTTTGGCGCGTGGATACGCAGGTCAGACAACAGGACTTAGCCGCTTAGGTGCAGGCTTATCTAAAGCAACTCTTAAAGCTGGTGATATGGATGAAATCACTAAAGAACTACAAGCAAGGTTTTCAGGTCAAGCATTAGAAGCAACTAAGGGCTTTGCAGGTCAAATGGCTCTGCTAACTGTCGCAGTCAATGATGCCAAAGAAGCCATCGGTAAAGGCTTAGTAGAAGCTCTAGGAATTCTTTCAGGCGGTCAGGGTGGTACTGGTGGGGCAATAACTGTTATAAATGACATGGCTTCTGGTATTGCCGAAGGCGCAAAGAACATTGCATTTATGATCAAGCAGTTCGAGGCTTTAAAGCCTGTGATTATTGCCATCGGTTCATTGCTTTTACTTTACTTTGCTCCTATCACTGCTGCCGTTGCAGCTCTTACATTCCTTCTTGCAAAAGGTGGACAGAACCTAAAGAAGTCACAATTTAGGCAGGGCGCTGTACCTGGCGGCATGGGTAATATTTCAATGTCTGCATCTAGCCAAGATACTCAACGAGCACAAACCGCTGCTAGAAAAAAAGCAGAACAAGATTCTCTCAGACTTACCAAAACAAGCAACACATTAAAGAAGATTGACAACGATGCGACTGCTCGCAAGATTGTACTTACAGCAGACCAGCAGGCTTTAGAAGAATTAAAGAAAAAGTTTGATGTAGAGCGTGTTGGATTATTTGCAGCTCTAAATCAAGCTACCGATCAAGAAACCCAGATGCGCCTAAGGTCATTGATTGCAATTAAAGATAATGATGCAGCTCTAGCAGGCAAGATTAAGGCAGAGTTAGAAGCAGCTTCTGCTACTGCCATGTTGGCTGGATCGCTGAGAGCATTGAGTGCAGAGTTTGAGTTTGAGCGTATGCGTATGGCTCTTGGCAAAGCGCAGATGGCAGGCGTGGCTGCTGCTACTGCAATCTCGCCAATAGCAGGATCACAGGCGGCATTAGATACTGCCCTTAAACTTTACCCAGACTTTGGCAGCGAAATGGATGCAGCTCGAAGCGCAGCAGGCAGAGCGCAAATGTCTAACATTACTGTCAATGTTGCAGGCTCAGTCACCACAGAGCGCGATTTAGTATCAGCAATTACTCAAGGAATCTACAACAATCAGGCTTCTGGCATCCCAATTAACTATTCAACGAGTTATGTCTAATGGCGTTACCAGCAACCCTTTCAGTCAAGATAAATCTATCGGGTGGAGCTTCATTCGGTAACCCGTTTATTTTGGGTACTTCACAACTGGGCTTTGCTGAACTAGCTTCTGCCATTCCTGTGATTGTCGATGTTTCTGCTCAGACTACAAATATCTCGACTCGCAGAGGTCGCAACCTTTTGCAGGATAATTACGAGTCAGGTCAAGCAACTATTAGAGTCGTTGATCCAAACGGTGACTTTAACCCACAGAACACTTCTAGCCCTTATTACGGGCTATTACAGCCACTTAGAAAGATTCAGGCATCTGCTATCTATGGCGGCGTTACTTATGGCTTATTTGGCGGTTATATCACCGAATATCGCTATACCTATCCAACAGGTCAGGAAACAGGCTATGTGACCTTTGTCTGTTATGACGCATTCCGCTTGATGTATAACTCCAATGTCACAACAGTTACAGGTGGCACAGCAGGGCAGACAACTGCTCAACGCGTTCAATCTATTCTTAGCATGATTGCCTGGCCGCCTGCATTTACGAGTATTGGTACAGGAGCTACAACTTGCGTGGCAGACCCTGGCACAACTCGCACAGTCCTAGAAGCTATCCAGACCGCTGAGTTCACAGAGCAGGGCGCGTTCTACATCGATGAGAATGGTGTAGCAACCTTTAAGGGCAGACAATTCGTGGTGGATGCCCAAGCCGCTAGTCCAACAGTATTTAACCAAACAGGCACAGGCATTAACTATGCAGGAATTACCTTTGCACTCGATGACAAGACAATCGTAAATAAGGCAACTGTGACCCGAATTGGTGGCACAGCGCAGAGTTACTCAGATGCCGCATCTATTGCCCAATACTTTACACGATCCATTACAGCTACAGATATGCTAATGCAGACAGATGCCAACGCCCTAGCGCTAGCAACTGCCTATGTCGATTCGCGTAAAGAAACTTCTATCCGAATTGAAACCATTACGCTGGACTTGGTGACTCCTAACTACTCAGCAGGTGTTGAAGCAGGTTTAAGTCTGGAGTTCTTTGACACAGTAGACATCACCAATGAGCAACCTGGTGGATCGACTATTCAAAAGAAGCTACAGATTCAAGGCATAGCCCACACAATCACCCCTAACACATGGGTGACCACTTTTGCTACACAGGAGCCTTTACTCGATGTTATGTACTAGAATTGACCCTATGAAAGAGGTGTGCTAATGGCAACAGGCTGGCCAATGAAAACGACCTATGCGGACGGGGACGTGTACTCCGCGCAAGACGTCAATGATATTACAGGCACGATTAACTTACTTGGGTCAAGCGTTGCTTACTCTGCTGGCAAGAACAAAGTTATTAACGGCGATTTCAATATAAACCAAAGAGGCTTTACAAGCACAACGGGTTCAGGTGTTTTCACATTTGACCGTTGGAGAACTCAATTTGTAGGTGGCACAGTCACATATAGCACACAGGCTTTTACTGCTGGAACTGCGCCAGTATCAGGTTATGAATCAACAAACTTTGCGCGAGTTGTTATTTCAGGACAAACAAACACAGGCGGAGATTTGGCTATTTGGAATCACCGTATTGAAGGCGTAAGAACATTTGCTGGTCAAACTGCGACCATTTCATTTTGGGCGAAGGCTTCATCAGGAACTCCAAAGATATCAACAAGTATTGAACAAAACTTTGGTTCAGGTGGTTCGGGAACAGTTTATGTTTATGGTACTGCTCCTACCATTTCAACCTCTTGGGCTAGATATTCAATAACAGTTTCAGTTCCATCTATTAGTGGTAAAACAATAGGAACATCTAATTATTTGCAATTAAATGTTGAACCATCGAATGCGTATAACACAAATCTCGGTTTTCAAAACGGTACTTTTGATATTTGGGGCGTACAAATGGAAGCAGGTTCAACAGCCACAGCCTTCCAAACTGCAACAGGAACAATTCAAGGAGAATTGGCTGCTTGCCAAAGGTATTACTTTAGAAATAGTGCAACATCCGTAAACTCTTTTTTTGGTTATGGAATATCAACAAGTACAACCGCCGTTGCCTTTGCGCTTAATTCACAGGTGACAATGAGAGTTGCACCTACTTCTATTGATTACTCAACTATTGAAATCCATCTTCCTGGTGTAGCAGATTATGCCTTTACAACCCTTACTTTAGACTCAACTTTCTGTACTAATAACACCGCATATTTTAATGTGACGGGTGCATCAGGATTAACTACATCTAGAACTTACGAGTTAAGAGCAAATAATTCATCATCAGCCTATGTTGGCTTTAGTGCGGAGTTGTAAAAATGGATAATGTAACCTTTGTTGAAATTGAAACAATGTATGGGAAAGAAACACACGCCATTATTGACCGAGGCAATGGGGAATATACCTCGATGCCTAAATCAACTTATGATGAAATGATTGCTCAAAGTGAAGCCTCTACTCTGTAAAGCAGGGCAACAACTTCGTGAGCAGATTGATGATTCATTCCCTGACCGCGATAGAAAATCCGATGGTTGGATAGGCGATGCCAAGCATTCCAATCGTAAAAGTGACCACAATCCCGATCCGTCTAACGGAATCGTCAGGGCTATTGATTTGGATAAGGACTTCGACTCACGCCCCAGCACAGGTGCTTATCTTGCCGACCAAATACGCTTATGTGCCAAAAAAGACAAACGGATTGCATATGTCATCTACGCCGGTAAAATTGCCAGTGCTAAATCGCTTTGGCGTTGGAGAACTTACTCTGGCGTTAATAGCCACCATGCACATATCCATATCAGCTTTACTAAAAAGGGTGACAAAGATTCTTCGTTCTTCCAAATCCCAATGCTAGGAGCAAACACATGAACATGAAAAACCCACTCGTCCTTACTGCTGGTGCATTTCTATCAGCTTGGGCTGCAAGTAACTTCGATGTCGATTACCGCGCAATTCTTTGGGCGG